AGCTAGAACTTTATGCGACATGGAACGAGAGCAATTTGAGCTTCGTCGGGAAGGTTCAATTTCTCAGACCGAACGCGGGACACCTGTGCCTAATCCAAGAAAAACCATTGTGCAGATGCACGCTGGCTCTGTTTTGTCATTAAGAAAATCACTTGGCATGGATGTCAGGTCAAAGGGTGAGGCAAGGGACATAGCCAAAAAGAAAGAGCATCAAATTCAAAAACAAGTTAGTCAGGAAGACGGGCTGATTGCTTACCCGTCTATGAATTGATGATGCGTTCTGAAAAGATTATAGCATTTATACACCGATATTGTCTTGTGCCTGAAGGGACTAACGTAGGCAAACCAATTGTTTTATATGAATTTCAAAAAAAGTTTATCCGTGATGTTTATGATAACCCTAACGGAACACGTGTTGGCATTTTATCCGTTGGAAGAAAAAACGGAAAAACCGCCTTGATTGCCTGTTTATTATTGGCGCACCTTGTAGGTTCTGAAGCTAAACTTAATTCTCAAATTGCATCTGGGGCGATGTCAAAAGAAAACGCTGCTTTGGTTTTTAAGTTATCATCTAAAATGATTAATCTTAGTCCTGAATTATCAAAATTAATTCGCATTGTGCCAAGCCTAAAAGAACTATACGGGCTTCCGATGAATACGGAATACAAAGCCCTTGCAAAGGATGGGGCTACAAATATGGGGGGTAGCCCCTCGTTGTTAATACTTGATGAAACTGGTCAGGTTATTGGCTCTCAAGATGATTTTATAGATGCGGTCATAACAAGTCAGGGCGCACACGAAGCCCCTTTAAGATTGGTTATTAGTACGCAAGCCGCGAATGATAGCGATTTGCTTTCGATATGGATTGATGACGCATTAACGGGCAAAGACCCCCAAACGATATGCCACTTATACGCCGCGCCCCAAGATGCGGACGTATTGGATGAAAAGGCATGGCAAGCCGCCAATCCTGCTTTGGGAAAATTTAGAAACCTTGGTGACATGAAGAAGATGGCAAACGATGCAAGCCGTATGCCGTCTTTTGAAAACACATTTAGAAACCTTTACTTAAACCAAAGAATATCCGTAAACTCTCCTTTCATATCCCGTAACGCATGGGTGGCTTGTGCAGACGAGCCATGCCCTATTGAAGAATGCGATGAAGTTTATGGGGGTTTGGATTTATCAGGAAAGACGGACTTAACCTCGCTTGTGCTTTACGGGCATAAAAACGGACTATGGAACGCATATCCTTATTTTTGGACACCCGCTATAGGACTAGAGGAAAGGTCAAGGCGTGACCGCGCTCCGTATGACGTATGGCATAGACAGGGTTATATATTTACAACCCCGAATGCAACAGTCGATTATGATTTTGTGGCAAAGCAGATAGGGGAAATAGTCAGCGAAATAAATCTTGTGGCTATTGCATACGATAGATGGCGCATTGATTTACTCAAGAAAGAACTTGACGCGATAGGCGTTGTTTTGCCCTTGGTTGATTTCGGGCAGGGGTTCAAAGATATGTCGCCCGCTTTAGAAGCAATAGAGGGGAAAATATTAAATAAAACTTTGCGTCATGGGGCGCATCCAGTTTTGACAATGTGCGCCAATAATTCAATGGTGACAAGAAACCCTGCGGGGGATAGAAAGCTTGAAAAAATGAAAACCTCTGGCAGGATAGATGGGATGGCTGCTCTTGCTATGGCGGCGGGCATCGCTGAAAGGGAACATGAAAAACAAGGCGCGTTTGGGGACTTTTTAAATAATCCTCTTGTATTGTAAAAGATTTTTCTATATACTTTCAAATGTTAATTAACAAAAAAGGCGTAATATGGCTCTCTGGAAAAATCTTTGGGGGTTTGTTTCGGGCGCAACTGGACGGCAAAAGGGAACGCAAAACGGCAGCCCTTCCAACAGTACAGCACCTGTAAATGTAACTTTAGAGACCGCACTTCAGTTATCAGCAGTTTGGGCTTGCGTTCGGATTATATCAGAATCCGTTGCATCTCTTCCAATCAATATTTACAAAGTAACACCTGAAGGCGAGCGTGTTTTAGACAAAGAGCATCCTCTTCATAAATTATTTTCGAGCAAAACTAATCGCTGGCAAACTCGACAAGAATTTTTTGAAACTTTGACTTATCAAATTGTTTTACTAGGGAATAATTATTCTCTAAAACAAACCAATGGTAAGGGTGATATTATTGGGCTTGTGCCGTTAATGTCACAACAAATGGAAGTTGAACTTTTAGATGATGGCGCGGTTATTTATAAATATAACGATGGTTATGGCGTAAAGGTTTATGCTTCTGAAAGTATTTGGCATAACAAATTACTTGGCAATGGCATCATAGGGATGTCCCCTCTTGCGTTTGCGAGAAACTCAATAGGTATCGGGCAAGCGGCGGAGACTTCTGTTTCTAAGATTTATCGCAACGGAGGCAAGCCTTCTGGCGTTCTAACTATTGATAAAATTTTAACCAAAGACCAAAGGGAACAAATTAAGGCTTCATTTTCAGAATTGGCAGAAGGTAACTCTGATAGGCTTTTTGTTTTAGAGGCTGACATGAAATATAATCAAGTTTCTTTGTCCCCTCAAGATATTGAACTTTTATCATCCCGCCGTTTTCAAATTGAAGATATTGCCCGTTTCTTTGGTGTGCCAAGCGTTTTGATTAATGACACAGCCGCAGGCACTACATGGGGCAGTGGAATTCAACAAATCGTGCAAGGGTTTTATAAGCTAGGATTAAGACCATACCTTGAGAGATATGAAGCGAGTATGAAAGCAAATCTTTTAAAGCCTGAAGAAAGGGCTTTTTATGATATTGAGTTTGATTTTAATGCTTTGCTTAGACCTGACCAAGCCGAAAGAATTAAATCTTACAAAGAAGCTATTACGGGCGGAGTTATGACCCCTAACGAGGCAAGACTTTGTGAAGGATGGAAGCCACAAGACGGCGGGGATAAATTATTCCTTCAGGCTCAAATGACACCAATTGACCAATTACCGATAGCAGGGGGTTCAAATGCAAATACAAACGAAGCTTAGATGGGAAGTACCCGCGCAAGCACTTGAAAAATGGGATAGAACAATAGTCGCAAAATCAAAAAGCGAAAGCGAGAGCATCAATATTTATTCCACAGTTGGCGAGTTTGGTGATGGCTCAGGCATGACAGCCAAAATTGTATCTTCAATTCTTCGCAAAGCTGAGGGTAAGCATATTGCGGTTAATATAAATTCAGGCGGCGGAGACTTTTTTGAAGGGCTTGCTATTCATACCTTGCTTTCTGAATATGAAGGTGATGTTACTGTTAATGTTGTCGGGCTTGCGGCTTCCGCCGCGTCTATAATTGCCATGGCAGGCAAAGAAATAAATATTGCAGAAAGTGGGTTTTTGATGATTCACAACTCATGGACAATTGCAATGGGTAACAAAAACGACCTTCAAACAGTTGCTGATATGTTAGAGAAATTTGATGTTTCTATGGCTGGTTTGTATGCGAAAAAAACAGGCATGGAAGAAAAAGAAATTAAAAAACTTATGAATGCTGAAAATTGGATGCAAGGTGCTGAGGCTGTGACAATGAACTTTGCATCTGGCTTATTGGGTGCAGAAAATATTGACAAAGAAGAAAATTTAGAATACGCTAATAACTCATTAAGGCGGGTGGATATTGAACTTGCCAAGGCTGGTATGCCTAGAAGCGAACGCCGCGCCTTAATAAAAGATTTGACCAGTACGCCGTGCGCTGCTGATGATACCACGCCGTGCGCTGGGAATAAGGACGAGTTGGCGGCTGCACTTGCAGGGCTACTTGAAAAATTTCAACAAAAAAAATAAGGATTTTAAAAATGACTGACCCTATTGAATTAGTTGGTAAAATCTCTGCCTCTATGGAACAGATGAAAACCGACAACGCGGCTGCTATGGCTGCGATTACTGAAGCTTCTAAATCTGCTGGCGCGGATGCAAAAGCGGCTATTGAAAAAGCTGATGAGCTTGCGAAAAAAGTCATCGCTGGTTCTGAGCAAATTCGTGACCTTGAGCAAAAACTTGCAGAAGGCGTAAAAGCTGGCAAGGCCGCTCCTGAAACATTGGGGCGCATGGTTATTAAGTCAGACGCTTACAAGTCTTTTGCAAGTGGTAATCAAAGCAAGATGTCTGTAATGGCTAACACTATTACAGGCCAATCTGGCTCACCTGCATCAAACTCAGATGTGATTGTTGCCCCCGACCGCTTAAGCGGAATAGTTGGCGGCGCATATCGTTCTTTGCGTATCCGTGATGTACTGCCTTCAGGTGTAACAACTTCTAACATGGTTGA